CTAACCTTATTGTACAAAGGTTCTAAGAGATCTCCGTCTATTTCTACTGTATCACTGTCAGATGATACCGATGACAACATATCACTACCTACAATTCGTAGTCTTCTATGTGATGGAATGCTACCTGTAAACCTAATAGTTCCACCATTTGATGCACCACTTGCAGGTGGTACAAACTTCCAATTTGTAATTGGAGAGTATGGTTTTTCTGTAGCTTCTGACTGGCCTATAGTTAAAAACATTTCATCGACAAATACTGGTATAGCTGTACCACTGGAAACTGATATACCTACAACAGTAGACGTATCTGTAGCATCTAAATTGTTTGATGCTTTCATAAGTTCCCAACCTGTACCACCATGTGTTGCAGAATCTACATCACCATCTATCGTTAATGATACTCGTGATGCTGTTGTGCAATATACCCATGCTGATAAATTAGCCTCCATACCTTCTGTAGCTACAGCAGTATATGAAGAATCTGTTGTGTCAAATGTTTGTACTAAAGTTGTAGTTATACTATTAGGTACAACTATTCGTGCTGATCTATCTCCTGATACTATTGCATAATTTCTTGGAGATGTTGTTTGTTCTTCTTTATTTACTGATGCTCCGCTACCTGTAACGCTCCAGTTATCACAAGCAGTATCACTGCTCCAGTCTTCAAACGAACCATTTAATAGTAGGTTTTCTGCATCATGTTGTGCTTCATATCTTTCGCCAAGATATATTCTATTAACTCTTCTAATAGTAGATGGAACAGTGTATGTAAACTGACGTAACCCAGTAACCAATGTCTCTACATCACGTACTATTCCTATATGTGGATATACTATTTGGCGTGCCCTATTGTATGCTCGCAACACATCATCAGGTGCAACAGTCATAAGTTCATATGTAGCTCCGCTAGAGTCTGCACTCCAGTTAGCACCAGCTGCAGTCAATGTACTTGCAGATGCATCGTAATCTGTTATACGTCTAATCTGACCTGCATTGTTTTGAGAAGTAATAATTGCAAACCAGTTATTGTTAAACAAATCATCAGATGAATACTTTCTTATAAGTACAGTATCAATTATTGATGCATTAGAAGATGACAAATTTGTAGTTACTGTTCCTGTAACAAGACCAAAAGGTCTTACTATTTCTTGTCGCATTGTTGACCATGCTGTTGTAGGCATACTTAACCTCCAAGGGTTCGTGACCACGAACCTATTCTATCATTTATTCTGCAACCCATTGAGTATTAGCTTCATCCCATACGTAATTTTCACCATCGGTAGGTCTTGCTACTGGTGATTTCCAGGTACAAGTATCTTCATCTAATTGCCATGAATTAAAAGGCTTTGGTGGAATAAAGGCATTTCTACCACTATCCCATGTATAGTTTATACCTGCAAAGTTTTTTCTTATTCTAGCATTGTAACTAGTTTGTACCCAATTAGTATCACTACCTAACAATGCTTTTAAAAAAGTTATTCCTACAGATTCAGACTCATCACCATTATCATCTTGGCAATCTGTATCTGCTACAACGCAAACTTGTAACACTACATTACTGTCATTTATTTCTGCAAAATGTGCCATTGTTACTCCTATGCTTGGAACTGATACTTAATGATTACTATTCCAGAGCCGCCATTTCCTCCTGCGTGCGTAGCACCAGACACCCATCCTGAGCCTCCACCTCCACCACCTGTGTTGGCTGATCCAGCTGTTGGTTGAGAAGTACCTGTGTTCCCATTTCCTCCTCCTCCTGAGCCACCAGAAGATGCTGAAGCACCAGGATAATAAACTCCGCCTCCTCCTCCTCCAGCATACGTTACTGAAGAACCTGATATAGATGATGCTGTACCGTTTCCTCCATTGCCACCTGAAGCTCCACTATTGCTTGCTCCACTTCCTGATTTTCCACCGCCACCGCCACCGCCAGCATTAGTTCCAGAATTTCCGCCAGCATTACCTTGACCAGATGTACCAGAACCACCATTGGAATTTCCTCCACCTCCACCTGAGCCACCATTTCGTCCGTTAACTCCACCTGTGGCATGTGCTCCGCCTCCTCCACCAGTTGAAGAAACCGAACCTAATGCAAATGTACTATTAGATCCATCAGACCCAGCTGCATTGTGGTCAGATCCACCTGACCCACCTGCTCCAACTGTAATAGCATATGTAGTTACACTAGCTGTAATTTCGTCAGCAGTTAACATACCGCCAGCTCCGCCTCCGCCTGATCCATTATTTCCAGAGTCAGAGCCACCGCCTCCTCCGCCTCCGCCAGCTACACATAAGTATTCAATCTGGTCGCCTATGCCAGAGTCGCCTTTAGATGTAACTTCAAATGTGCCGTTGCTGGTAAACGTGTGAATTTTATAGTTGCCTGATGTAGTTATGCTACCACCTGTAGCTGTTATAAATGACTGTCCAGTATATTCAAGACTGTTTATTTTTTCTATATTAGAATCAGTCTTACTATTAACTTTTTCAATATCACCTATTGCAATAGCATTTATCTTTTCAATCTCGTTTGCCATTATGCATGCTCTATAACATCTAATGAAGGATTGAAGAAAAGCGTATTGCCATCAATGGCTATACCTAGCACCTGGACCAGGTCGCCATCACTATCAGGAGCTGTAGCTTCTGGTACGTTCTGAGAACTGGTTTCAGCTTCTGGGGTATATACTTCATCTCCTGCTGTATAAGTAGGAAAGTCATCATCGTTTCGTATAAAGCCAACTAATAAAAATTTACCTGAAGCATCTGCACTTAAGTTTTCTGCGGCCAATGCTATACAAGGTGGAGTCACAGAACCTGCTGCGGCAACTGCTTTGTGCATCTTAGAATCAGATGCTTTGTAGTACACAGCTTCTCCTGCCTGTAATGCTTCGCCTGCTGTAAATGTAGCAGTTATTCCTGATACAGTGTTGTTACTAGGCGATGAATCTAAATGAGCATCTGAAGTTATATCTACTATACCTGCGGCAACAGTACCTGTAGTAGTAATATTGCTTGCACCATTATTAATTGCTCCAAAGTTAGATGTAATAGAACCTGCATCTAATGCCCCTGTAGTTACTATATTAGAACTACCTGCGGCTGGAGCTGCTGATATATCTGATAATACTTCTGATGCACTTCTGCCTTCTACAACAGTTCCGTCAACTCTAAGAAAATCATCGTCAGCTACGCCTGAAGTAAATTGAGCTACGTCATGTTGTGAAATACCTTTAGCAATTTGTAGTTTGTTACTAGAGATCTCTAATCCACTATTTGTTCCTAAATCAACAGCAGATGTTGCTGTACCTGAACTGTAACTAGTAGCAATACCATCGCCACCTGCAACAATTACAATTCCTTTAGCACTAGCTGTACTGTCGTCAGCTCCTATAACAGAATTAGACGCAGTTAAGCCTGCACCTGCAAGCAATGTTGCAAGAGCAGCTATAGTAGTTAATTGTTCTGTAGACCCGTCACTATCTATAGTTGCTAGGCTATCTCCATTTGCAGGCGTTACTGCAGATAATTCGCTCAAATCAAGAGTTACCGTAACACTTCCGCTACTGCCACCGCCTGATAGTCCGACTCCGGCTGTAACGCCTTCAATATCGCCTGTTCCCGGTTTTGATACTCCTGATGATAATACGCCTGCCATTAGTTCATACCTGGCACTTTGTTCCAGAATTCAAAGTCTATGGTTGCTGCATTAGAAGCATTTTCACGGATGACTTGAAATCCTGTAACTTCATCTCTGGATCTTAAAACGATAATATCGCCTGCCGCCCATTGCCTGCCTTTAGTTGTAGTAGGTGCAGTTCCATCCCTTGTCTCAACAACAGGATTAGTCCTGACATACCCCTCTGCATAGTTAGCCTGATCGGGAACTGTCAAAGACGTTGCCGAATCAGTAACCGCATGAGTTACTAAAGAACTAGGAATGGGAGAAAAATTATTCTTAGCCATTACCTTTTCCTCTGTTCTGGTGGTTATTGCCAGAACTTCTAGGAGCTTCACGTTCAGCGAGCAATCTTATGGCTTCTGCCAGATTATCCTGACGTTCTAGTTCCCTTTGTTTTTCTTTTTGTATTTCGTCACCGTTAATGGTTGCCCATTCTCTACGGTGTCTTTTTTCCATGTGTATTCTTAAATCATGAGAAGCTACGATGTTTGCTTTACGACATACAGGAAGTCCCATAGAGTTATATTTTTCTCTGTTGGGGTCATCTGCATGCAACATACATTTAATTTTGCCTTTGGAAGGTTCTAGGCCTTCAGGCTTTCTTGTAGTAAATGCGTATGTTCCGTCTTCATGAGTTTTCTGCAGTTGCTGTTCAAGCATGTTTCTATTAACTGTGCTTCGGTCTCCTGTTCTTGTGTTGTAAACATAGACATAGCCGGCACTTCTTAATTCAGTTGCCGTCATCTGTATTCCGTTTGCACTACCAATAGGAGTTCCGACTTTCATATTGCCCGGTTCCTCTGCCTGTTCTGCATCTCTTAACATTTCATGTACTGAAGGTTCGTCAGCCATTACGTTCGCTCCTTTTTAAAGAGGGGACCAAATGTACTTTGCCCTCTCTTCCACTTGTTTTTCTCTTCCACGTTGTCCCAGAAGATTTTGTTCCAGTCTCTGGGCTTAACTTCAGTTTTGGGCGGTGGTTTTAAATTCATGTCCTGTGCTAGACGAATTGCTTCTTCCACCGTATATAGACTTTCACCGCCGCCTTTACCGTCAGGTACACCACATATAAGTTGGAATTGCTCACCGAAGAGTCTTGCGTCTCCGATGTCTCGTTCCATCCTTACTTTCCGGTCACTTCTAATAACCGTTATTGCCTGGTACCTTCTCAGTCCTTTGGAATCAGGACCCATCCTATTCATCTCAGAGAGGTAATAGCACGGCTCATGACTCCAAAGTTCCGATGTGGCTAGTTCAACAAGTTTTGCCACTTACCTCTCCTAAATGGTGAAGTCTCTAGCACTTCTTACATAGAAGTAATCAACATCCATGGTTAGTGCTGTAGTTGTTTTTGCTTCGACAACCAGAATTACTGCCATATCAACTGATGTTGAAACAGCACCTGTTTTTGTCTGCTTTAGAACACCATCGATATACCATCGGCATGTTCCGTTCTCTGCAATTTCGAGTCTCAAAATCTGAAACTCTCCTGCAGTAGCTACATCATCTGCATCTACGTTAGTAGAGGTGGTTTCACCTGTTGTGGTTCCACCGTTATAGATCATGTGCCAGTCTGTTGCGTCTGTTAGTTCTGAGCAAAATAAGAAACCTGCACCGTCAGATGCTGTAAGAGTTATAGTTGTGCCATTGCCGTGAAAGACATCATCTTCTAAAGAAACGGTGTCTGTATTGACATCGCTTAATCCAAAGAATACTTCTCTGTTAGCAACTGCAGGTAACCGAACTCTAGCTTCAGCAACTATGGTTCCCATGTTTCCTACGTCAAACATGGTTGCGGTAGAAACACCGACTGCATGCTTGTCTTCGTTTGTGGTAGTGAACTGTGCAACACCATTTACTCCGTCAGAGTCTAGTGAGACTATCCCGGAGTCTGTTTCTGCAAGTCCGTCACCAATTACTCGTAAGGATCCGATATTTCCAAACGCATTAGTTAATGCGACAGGAACTTCTGCCCCTACGAAATCTTCAAATATTTCAATTTGACCCTTTGGTCCTTGAACTGTAGCCATTTTCTTTTTCCTTCTGAAGCTCTAGCTCCAATTGCCTTATACGCTTCCTGTAGGGAGCGACTACTTCTGATATATTTCCTGTTTTACGAGGTACGGCAGCAAGATTTTCAATTCTGTTATCTGCCATATCTCCATTCATGTTGTGTACAACCCAACCTTTAGGAATGGGGCCATGCTTTTCAGACCACGCTTTCCTTCTAGCATTCATTAACTCGTTGGGGCTGTAGCATCTGCTATAACTTCATATAGCCAGTTACCTGCAGACCTTTCACCGTATGCGAATTCATCGTAGTGATACATTGCTGTAGCACCTCCACCGAGTTCAGGCATTCGCTTGGTCTCGATGTATGGTGATCGACCTTCTACAAGTACTAGAGCTGCCTGTGAGAAAACTCCGCCTTTAGCGTCATCATCACCGTCAATGGATATGTTTCCATCTTCGTAGAGTCTTGCGCCTGCGATAGTTCCTCTGTAGCGGTTCTGGTAGGCTTCAACAGATATTCCATCTGTTAATGGCGCACCACTTGTACTTGCGTCTAGACCTGATGCTATTAGTTCGTCATCAATGTCTTTTAAGCAGAATCCATGGTGAACTGCGTGTATTGGAACATTGGCAGGAGCAGGCTCTGTTGTATTCGATGTAATTCGATATGCAGCAGCGGCTAACTCACCGGAATCAAGGGCGTTTCCTGCAGCTCCAAGCTGTGTAGTAGCGCCGTCTATTGCGGTAATTCCATCCTGGTCTTTCTTTCGCTCAATAGCGTTTTGTGCCAATGACCCTGTCTGAGCATAAGCATTAGAGCTTATTCTCATAGCAACACGGTCTGTTATAACTGTGTGAACTCCGACAACTGTAGGTGTAATGGAGAACAAAGTGTCTTCCATTTGCTGTGGGTTATCTAGTTCTGTGTTTTCTGATACAGCCTGTGCGCTAAGTTTCGCCATTGAAACTTCGTTCCAGACAGTACCGGTATTTTCGTCAAGTCTTTGCCTATCTACTAGGTTAGGCATTACGCCCGCAAATTCTCTTACAATTCGAGCAGAAGCTATCATTGTAGGAATCGAATCAGCGAGAGCATCTGTGGTTGTATTCCCTGATGCCATAATTAAACTCCTAATTTAATCTATATGCGGATTCCCTGCTTTCTAAGCACTTCAGCCGCTTGTGCTATTTCTTCTCTGGAAACCGAGGTATTAGAGTCGCCCATTCTGGTTAGTAGATTGTTTGCACTTGCGTTTGACGGAGCTGATGACGTTGAATCAAGATCCAATGTATTTAGTCCGTTTTCCTCTGCAAAACTTCTAACCCTATCTTCGGCGGCTTTAGTTAGCTGATCTTTTTCAGTTAGCCTACGGTCTCTTTCTATTCTTCTCATGGTTCTATTGAATTCAGCATGAGCCTGATAGATACCCGCCAAATCCTGCTTTTCATATGCAGGACTCCATAATTCCCGAAATGCTGCTAGTTCAGGTGCAGTCATTAAATCAAGACCGCTTTCTGTAACTATTTCTTCTATTTCGGCAATAAAGCTATTTGCAGTTCTCGTGAAGTTATTGGTAGCTTTCCGGGTTGCAGCGTTTGCTTCAACCTTTTGTAAGTCTTCCATATATGCTTCTTGATCCTGCGTGCTTTGGTGGCGTATTAACGCTTGGACTGTATCTACTAATGTCGCCATATTGTCAGAGAGTTCGTCAAATTGAGGATTCTCTTTTTGTTGACTTCGTAGCCGACCCTGAAGAGCCTTGTTGTCATTTTCAAGTTTCTTCAGTTGCGTTTGCAGAGTTTCAATAGTGGGCTGTTGTGCATTTGAGTCTTCCGGAGATGTGGTTGCAAGGCCATCAGCTACGGGAGTCTGTTGCTCAAGAGTTCCAGTTCCTTCTACTTCTGCTTCTACTGGCGGGGTTGTCCCATTAGCTGTGCCGTTAGCTGTGCCATTATCGGAAAAGCCCGCCGTTTCGTTTTGTAATGTCATATAAACCTACCTCTATTGCTAGTTAGTTTATTTACCATTGATAGATTGATTTTAGCAATTTTTTTAATTTTATCTGAAGATCCGTAACCGTGCATAATTTTCTCCTATGAAAGTATTTTTCTTTTTATCTTCCAAAAGTTCTTCTAAATATGGGTTTTTGTAAGTAAATTTACCCTTAGCTAAATCTTTAGTAAAGTAATTACTATTTAAAGGCTCAATACTTGGACTAACTTGACCTAGTATAAAGCTTGAAGAAGTTGTAGGTGCTATAGCTACTAAT